AAATCACTATCCGTTGTAAGCTACAATTTTGAAAGTGAATGGAGGAAGAAAAATTCCACCACCATTCCAATGTTTCAAAATGCAAAACAACCATCACAAAACTTGCATATAAAATTAACAAGAGGAGACTTAGCCTTTCGGTACCTGGGAGAAAATCTTTCAGGCTCGTTTCACTTTTGTGAGTCCAGATATTAGGCTCAATGCATTAGATAGACATCCAACGTAAAGAACCTAACAAGGTTGCAGCACCAGCTGGATAAGTGGAGTTTGCAACCATAGTAAAAGCATCCGTTCCATTTGCGGCAACGAGAACGCTAAAACTAAGAAAACCATCATCCCCATTTGAATTAGAGAATGCTGGAGGTCCAGCAGTGAAAACTGAAACACCATTCTTTTTGAATTGAAGATAGGCGCTGTTAGCCAATTCAGTATTTGCAAAAGAGCAAAACCCATCAACTAAATAATTTCCACTGGGAGGAACAAATGACCCCGATGTATTGACAATCGAGAGAGCATTTGCAGATGTGGTAGCTAACAAAAGAGTTTTGTCAACTGTTGTAGCACCACCAGTTTCAGCTGTGGTCGATTGAAACCAAGAAGCTGAATTATTTATAGGCGCCGATGCTAAATTTTCAAGCACCGGATCAATGAAACGTATCTTATAACGACAACGAATTTCACCAATTTGTGAAGTGTTAGCACAACCAACAACACCAATAAATAAATTTCCAACATCATACGTCTTAATGTCAGTTGACCCTGGAAGGCCAGCTGGACGAATATAAAACGAATCTTGACGGGAAAGATCCAAAGGTCGCAACTTAATGCGAATCTCCGGAGTACAAGGCATACCATCCGCCCTGTTTGGAGGAACAAAATCCTCCAATTGCTGCTGAGTAGCAGGAGGGGCATCAGCAGCATCATGATTGAAGGCAAGTATAACCTTACCTTGCGAACCATTGGTAGCAAATTCACTAACCATTCTCCTATAATAAAACTCCAAATCCATGAAATGATATTTTTCAAATTGGTTAGAACATTTCTTACTCAAAAGAGGAAATGTAGCAGCCTGACCAGGGTTAACGGATAGGGTTGTAACACCCACACCAGTAACCCCATTCACAGCGGCAATGAATTCATCACCAGAAATAATATTCTGATCTTGCGAACCACCAGAATATTTTTGTTCAAGTCCACCAGGACCTGAACGACCTCCCCCCTTATTTTTACGAGAGGGACGAGGACCTCTTCTACGTGGGGCATTTGAAACACCCTTACGTGAAGCAGCGACGGCCATTAACATTTGACCATACGCTTTGGCATTAGATACCGGACCCATTCCGGATTTCTTCGCCAAGGCACGAGCTTTTTGTGCTTTAGATTTTGTCATTAAAATCTTTTATGTGGTAGGTTTTACCTACTAGTTAGACCACATTTAAAGTTAATAATGCAATCTCACCACTGCTCAAATCAGCAGTGCCCGCACCTTCTTCACAAAGGTACAAACTACGAAGCTGAAAATCAGTTTTAAACACAGCAAAAACGTGTTCAAAAGTGAAAACATCATTTTGGTCAGCCGGGTCACATGGAACACGAAGCTCCATTGCATACTCGGTCAACAACCAAAGAATATATGAGTGCAACAATTGCCTACACTCATCATTCCAAAATGATTCTATGCGAAGAGCACAAGCCCTAAGCAAACTCCAACGGGGTGTTGGAGATTTTAAGTGATAGGCCATAGAACACATCACCTTTTGTGTGTCGGGCACAGGTACCCAATCCAAACCTATTTTCTTAAAACTAGAAGATAAAAATTGACAATCTTCCAACTTGCGAGGATCAGGTGAATCCCCATACTTGGTAGTGACACCTAGTCCACTCCAAACTTTTGAAACCTGCAAAGCATTGAAAAATTTGTTTCCAACATCACTCACAGTCCAATCATTATCATCACCATTAAGAGCCGCCTCAACATTACTTGTGAACGATTCATAAGAAGAAAAATCTTCAGGACAAAGGATTAACCACGCATAAGCTAACAAAAAGAATAATATTATTGTATTATCAACTATAGTATTCGATGAGCCCGATGGATTTCCAGTGTTCTTAGTGACAACATCCCCATCCTGAGTAACAATAACAGAATCCACTATTTCCACATAGAGATTCCAGACCCTATTAATGTTCTCCTGAGTACGTTCTTCCTCCGCAAGCATTCCGACCCTTAAATCAGCCATAAAATACATAACCTCACGGAAAAGAGAAGAATCATACTCACTTTCATCAAGCTCGTAAGCATTTGGATGCTTAGAAAGCCGACGAAAAAGTTGAGTCCAACCACGTCTAAATTTAGTTGAACCAACAAAAGACCAATGTGCGCCGGTATTGCCTGATCGATAAAACTTGTCATTCATATCGCCAAACATCCTTGTACATGCATGAACATGTTCAATAGGAGAACCGGTAAAAGTACGCAATTTATTGAGAAAAATTTTCTCCCTATCACGTATTTCCTCTTTCACATTATTGGTCCAAAATACAACTGGCCCATACTGATGTTTAATATCATCAAAATATGAGTCAACAAATTCCTTAGCACCAGGACAGTTGTAAAAATCGCGCTTCGTCCTAATGGAGGGATCACTCCCCCAACCAAAACCAGCCGAAGCTGACATGTTTAATTCGGACTTAATATAATCAAAATCATGCCAGACTTTAGAATTACCCATAATGGCGAAGTGTTTCTTGGTCCACTCCATCGCCTTTTTACGGATAAGAGAATCCAAAATAGGCTGGGGCTTATCATACTTGATTAAAGATGAATAACCCGCAAGCTTATTTGGAACAGCCAAACCATATTTGGTAAATAAGGAAATTGGCGAACTACCGAGTTTACTAACACAAAACTCGGCAAAGAAAGGGTCATCTTGATCACGACCTTTTCTATCATAGGAATAGCGTTGAACTTTTCCTACAAGCTTCATATAATTGGCACTAGATAAAAACCTAGTGCACAACTTAGAATAACCCGAAGTCGAGAGGACACGTGCTGCTATATGGGCGGGATACCGCCCAACTATAGTCTTATTCACGTCAACAAGCCTCACAAACTCTGGGACTAATGAAAATTCTGAGTGAACGAAGAAGCAATCAATTCTTTCGTCCAAGCAAAATATCCATTAGTTTTATTTCCTCCAGCTCTATGTATACCTACACATTGCCCAAGCTGATTGAAATAACCTGCACCACAACTACCATTAATAGATGAGCTATAAACTTCCTCATAATTAACGATCTTACCAGAACCAAAACAGGTGTTAGGTTGCAAAAGCAACAAATTAACACTTTCACCAAATTTGGGTGGCACAGCATGAGCTGATTTTTGACCAATGATACCTTTGGGGATATCAAAAGATAATAAATCACCAAACTCATGCGAAGTTAAATGTTTAACACTGGCCTGATTCAATTCAAAATCAGCACCTCCATGTTTAATCAACAAAGATTTAGAACCAAGGACACCGTGATCGCATGTAATTAAGCGACCACCAATAAAAGTACCATGTAGGATGGGAATGCCATCACTATACACTAAGGTTATAAAATTATGTTGAGGAAATGTAGCTTCTACAAATTTCCCATCTAACATACTTTCAGATTTCAACACATTAACAAAGCTTTTCTTCTCTTCCGAAATTTTTTGTTCCGAAACAGGAGATTTAGACTTAGCTTTCTTATTTTGTTCCTTTGAAATCTTCTTCCTGGATTCTGGACGATGCGCAGGCCTTAACCAATTCGCAAACGCCTCATGTTGTCCAGGAAAATTTTTGAAACTAATAAGAAATTTACCTTTAGGAAGAAGGTCTTTAACAACGCCTTTATAAAATTTCTTATCAGTCCAACGAACCCATACCAAACTACCTTTGGCAATGGATTCAGCAAAATGCTTACCATGACGATAATAATCACGATCTTCATACTCTTCTTCATAGGAATCATAATCATCCCTAGGATCACGGAGCGAATCATAATCATCGTAATAACTATCATACTTATCATCATAATAAGTATCTTCATATTCATATTCATCATCCTCAGGTTCAGCATATAAAGAATGATCATCCTGATCTTTCTTTAATTTATCACCACCAGAAACAATAAAATTCTTTTTCTTTTTCTTTCCCTCAGATTTAAGGGAGGGTTGTGGTCTATGAGAGCGACAATAATAAACACCAGATCGCAAACGACCTTGATTTACACAACCAGAATTTATACATTTCGTTGATGGATCAAATTTACACTCAGGCAATTTTGGTGCCACTGAGACAGAGGGAATAGGAACAACTACCTTTGCTTCAACAGTAGGAGGAACAAAGGCAAGAACACTTTCCACAACACCAGGAGTAACAACATTTTTGACACGACATTCAGCCCAGTGAAAACAAGTCTCACCAAAACATTGAACGTCACAAACTTGCTTAGAATTTACTTTAGGAATGTCAAAACCAAATTGTAATAAAGGACAACATTTTTGATCATGACAACAACCATTCTTAGGATCCCTTTTAACATTAGGATCTAAAGAATTTCCAAATCTAAATTCAGGTAATAATGTGTTAACTGGCCCAACAGCAGAATTAGTGCTGGAGGAACCTTCGGAAGAGAGAGATTTTGTCTCCACCAAAGGTTGTGAAACGACGGGGGAGGGAACACTCCCCACAACGTTGGAAACAGAAGGAACAACACCTTCAGACTTCTTATTGTCGGCAAACCAAAAATGCACCGCAGCAATAAGAAAAAAACCCAAACAGAAAATGATGATTTTATTATCCCACTGAGAAGCAGAATCTTTGATTTCATCAAACATTTTCTTGGATTTCCCTTTCCACAATTTAGGATCCCATTTTGGAGGTTTTCCCAAATTTGGAACATGACTTTTAAACCTTTTCACAAATTCATCCATTTTTCCTTCTGGAACAAATGAATTATCAGAATCAGAATCATCATCAGAATCAGTATCTGAGTCTTTATTTAAAAAACCATTTTCATCATACTTAGATTCTGCGGGGGGGGGAACACCATCTCCATGGTTATTCAACTCATTCCCCATCTGATCCAATAAGGTAGAAGCCATCTTGGCATCCTTCTTTGAAAAACAAGTAGGGCCAACAAAACTAACTAACCAAGAACTACCCCACAATGCCGCTTTAGCCATGGAAATATATTCTTGTAGTCTACGGTATAAAGACCATAATTTCTTAACGCCGCCAATTTTCCCACCGGTAGAAGAAAGTTCTTGACCGAGAGCCAATACGGACATTAAGACCATAGCAACATCAAAAGCTTGAAGCGCACGACCTTTATTACCCTCAGGAATTTTATCCCCCTTCCAAAGAGAATAAAACTTCCTCAATATTAAAAATATAGCACCATACGTAATTAAATCGGCCCCAGCTGATGCAACATCTTCAACAACTTTTTGTTTTTCAACAAAAACACTAGTAACATGGGCAACCTTACAGTCAACCTTATGCTCTAAATTTAGGATCTTAGAATCCATGGTTAAACTTAAATCTCTAACCAATCTATCTGTAACTGAATTCATTTCAACACCGAGGCTTTTAACCTGACTAGTGAGATAATTATTCACAGAAACCAACACTACTTGAAAGAGGCGATCAAACCAACTTTTAAGCAACTTTCCAACAAAAAGGGCAACACCTATGCCAAAAAGGGTGACAAACGCACCAAAAAGAAACGAAAAAACATCGTTATTCA